TTTTTTTTTTTTTTTTTTTTTTTTTTTTTTTTTTTTTTTTTTTAAATTTTAATTTTAATTTGGAAATTTATTAGAAAACAAACAAAAATCCACAGTGCGCACCAAACTATTGTTACCTGGACATAACTCCTGACGGGATCCTATAGATTAACAGGTCTCACAATGTGGAAATATACTACTTTAAACTAGAAATAATCGAATTATGTTCTGATTGTAATATTGAAAACGACCCAAAGGGGTCAAACATAAAAGACAGACACAATGGGGGCCACTAGTAAAAAATCTTTGTGGTGGCATCCCGCAACGCCTCCTGATAGGTAGGGGCGTACATTTTCATTCGTGCCAATCGGTGGGCACACATGCTCATTACCTGGTGGTAAACATGTGGTCCATGGAGTACAAGCTCTTGCGTAAAGCTTTCGAATTGTTGCTTGAACTCATTCAAACCCCGGCACCATTGTATTTTTTGCAACATGGTGTCGAGGGTTAACACTCCAGTGACAAAAAGAGTGTCGGGAAAAAGCCTGAAATTGCGTTTAAGGAAAGTGGCTTCTTCAGGGCTGACATCAAAATTTGTTGATTGTTTGTCAGCTGAGGTGGCATCCATGCCAAACATTTCTTTGATCATGGCGGGGGCTTCAGAAAAATCAATTTCATGTTTTGTGGAAAAGAGAACATCATCCCCGTAAGTGACGATAACCATATCGTCCAAATCCTCAAGCCCACACTCCAATGCAACTGTCCTAACAACCAAAAGGTTACAGATAGAATTGAGGACACTTGTTGTTGGACTTCCAGATGGCATACCTCCCACAACATTCCAGAGTTCATCAGCGACGCGATGCACTGAGTTAACAACTGGTTCCAAGGTCTTAACCACCAAGTCTGGGTCTTCATGGCAGGCGGACAAAATCTCAACACCTGCCCTCATCAGTCCTTCTGATAATGAACCATCATAGCGGGAGTAGTCCATTGCATACCAGTGAGGGTACATGATGCCTTGGAGGACGTGGAAATCGGTGACAGGATCAATACCAACGGCGATGCCAGTGGCAGTTGCACCAGTGTTGTAGATCGATTCAAAAATCGACCCAAGGATCATTCTGTGGGCAACAGTGTAGTCAACTTCACACATTTCAATGCAACGGGTTTTTCCTTCTTTGACTTTGGGAATTGGGCGCAATTCATCTTTAAGGGAAGCGGTGAATATTGGCTTTGCAACACCTTGTTCGATTTCCTCCAACATCTTCTCAACGTCTTTCTCAAAATCATGGTTGAAGATGTAAGAACCATCATCAAGTTTTTTGATGAGATCTTTCTTTTTCAGATTTTTCTGGGTGTATTTGAATCCAGGTGACGTGGTCAAATCAAGGGGGTTACCTCCATTTCCTGAGCAGGCTTGTTGGATGTTCCAATTTCCATGCCTGCCAATTACACCAAAGAGTTGTTTCTTGGTGTACAATTTTGCCCTCTCAAAATTCTTCTCATTCGGGGCAAAAACGTCAATTCGATACTTGTCGGAAGCATCCTTGACAAGATTATCGACTTGACGTTCAAGTCTGGGGTCACGTGGATGAAGCACAGCTGGCTCCATTGTAGTCTCAACCAGACCGTACAGAGGGCTTTTCCTAAGTGCGGTTTTACTGGGAGAAAACACAGTTTTACCTGTATTTTGTTTTGTGACGACGACCCCTTGGGCAATGCGCAGTATGGGCACTGCATTGCCGAACATCATGCCATCTCCTGCATGATGCATTCCCACAACTCTCCATGTGCCATTGATCTTCTGGCACAACATCCCACCGCAAAACCCTGGGTAGGTTTGCGCTTCATACTCGAGACAATTATTGAAGTGCCACGTGTCCCCTTCAACGTCCATGCAATAATTCAAAATCTTGCGGACATTGTGGACAGGCACAGAGTGAGTTGTGGTTCCTCCAAAAATCAACACACCACCAACTCCCTGTTGTGGTTCAGACAGATAGTTTTGGACGCATTTCATTTGGAATGGGAGTTTCTTGAAATTTATTTTGACCATGTCTGTTTCATAGACACGGTCACCATCTTCAAAATAGAAAAATTCAAATTCCACATCATCAGGATCTTGGACTGAATATTTGAGTCCATTCCAATACAGACCGTTCAGTGTCCCACCCGATTTGAAATAATGTTTGTAGGTGAGAACCTGGTGAGGTCCACTTGCCATTCCGTAGAATTCTTTGACAAAGTTGCCATACATGACAACAGCACATTTTGAGAGATGTGCGTACTCTTGTGGATTAAAACCACCTTGCGGCATCCTGACCTTCTTTGCAGTAGCTCTAATTTTCTGCGTTTGGTCATATGCACGTTCTGGTTCCATTATGTCAACGGGCTCATTGACTCGTGGAAGACGTGCAAGAGAATCGGACACAAGTGCTTTGAGAGAGCCAATTTTAGTTGCACTCTCAAGGAAGAAGTAGGCTGTGAAAGCACCAGCAATTGCTGTCACACAGCCAGCTATGATGGATATCCCAAGGATCTTATCTTTGGATTTTTTCCACCATTCTCTGAACGCATTCATTTTCTTCTCATACCATGACAATGCTTTCTCATCAACTTTCACATCTGGCATGAAATGGTTCTCATTAACAGAAGCAAAGGGGGTTTCTTCTGTTGCACCATCAATGAACCTCATACTACCAACAACATCAAGTTCATCTTCACTGTCGAAACTAACACTAAGTTCAACAGTTTGTCCAAGTTTGTCGAAACGGGCATACAATTTGTTCTCGTTTTCTTCTGCCCCTTGTTTCATCACCGTCTTAACCATCTCTTTGGTGTCAGTTTCAATTGGTTCCTCAATTTTCACAGGGTTAGTCTTGAACCGCCCAAGTCTTTTGTTTGCTTGTTCGGTGATCTTGACCCTGGCAATGATGTCATCCCCAATCATCTTTGAAAGTTGCTTGATGTCAAGGACGTCTTTCTGATCATTTTGGCCACTGGAACTGTACATCCAGCAATGGCCATTGTCAACTGCTCCTGCTTCCAACGCTTTTGGCAAATCGAGTTTGCCAGAGGTGGTCAAGTAAGTGTGGTTTGGCTTGACCCAAAGCTGATATTGAAAGCGCCTTTTAAATGCTTGCTCACAGGACAACACTTGCGTGCTGAAATCAGCACGGTTGGTTGTCGCAATGACAACTCGGCTAGTGTAGGACATGCCCTTATCATTCACATTGGCCATGGGAACACTAAATGGAATGCTTGATATGCACTGACATATCAGTTTCACATCATTTTCTTCTCGGTCCTGGGCCAAATCATCAATAACGTGGAAATATTGGCCTTCATAATTATCAAAGTATTCGGAACCTGTGGCATGGGGGAATATAGTAAAAGGGTTGACTCTTTTTCCATCCTTATCCCTAATTGAATGTTTGTCAACATACTCAGCAATACCTGTCATTATGCTCAAAGAAAGAGAGCTTTTTCCAGATCCAGGTTTGCCTGAAATCCAAATCCCAACAGGTTCCATTCTCATTGCTCCTCCGGGCATTCCAGGGGGGTGTGGTATGTTTTGTAGTTTACCAAGCATTATTGAGATTGTTGACATCAAATATGAAACACCACCCTTAATAGCGAGTAGCTTAAGAGCAGTGAGTTTTTGTTTTGCTTGGGTGACTTTATATTGGAAATCAGGATCGCGGAGAACACTGCTCATCGTCGACTGCGAAAGTAGACTATCGCCTAATGCCAAAACCTTCAACACTTCGTTTCTTCTAGTCTCAAACCAGTCTTTGATCACATCCTGCTCATCGCCACAGAACCATTTCTTCAACCAATCCCACAATCTCTGCATGCCAGCTAACCACCACTCGAGGTTTTTAGCTGCAAGTGTTGTGGAATTGAAATCCTGGAACGGAGGTGCCTGAGGTTCACGGAATTCTCCAAGGAAACTCTTCAGTTCTCTTGTAGTTTCCTTCACCATGTACTCACGGTCTGGGTTGTTCAGATATATAATATCTGACATCGCCCCTGCTGCTCCAAACAAATCTCCCTCTAACATTGCAGATAGCAGGTCCTTCGTCATCTTACTCAAACCATCAACAGTTGATAAATCCATTGCGATCAGGGTAGCAACACATGCACCAGTGAGGACCCCAGGGCAACTACAGAATAGTATGCCATAGCAAATAACACGCACAACAAGCTTGAACAAACCTTTGACAACATCACATTTTATAGAGTCAAGTAGTTGTTCTTTGAAGAAGGTTGTAACATTTGCCTTTATTGCTTTACCCATCCCCGTGACCATGTCAGCTAATTTTCCTGCTCCAGCTTTAACATAGTCAGCGACATTCGTTTGCCCTGCAGCGATCACTCCGGTTGTGGTAGCAATTATAAATCCAAAGGTGGCCAAAGCTCGTGCTTGTGAAACAGATTCAATGCCAAGGGCTTCTTTTGCAAACGTCTCACAGTTGTTCGTGGCGGAAAAGTACGAAATCAAACCTTCAGATTTTTCAAGCGCGTGTGCTTTGAGTTCTGATAGCATCACGCTAGTTGAAACAATCCATTTTCCATCATCAGGGACTTTTATTATGGAGACCTTACCTGTAGTAGCTGTCTCCAGAATGTTTTCACTGTCCATGTGTATCACATCTCCAGCATAGCGCACACCATAATGCCTGTAAAGACCCCTGTCTTTGTAGACAAGCTCAGCGTGTGGCCCTGGATTTGGTTCAACTCCTTCTTGTGTCAGATCTCTGATCCACATCTTGTCCGTGAGTATTTCGCCAATCTCATAATCCTCAAGGAGTTTCTGGAGTGCGGTTGGTTGTCTTGCTTGGACGGGGGCATCCTCCAAGGGGGAATTGAATTCACCTGCAAGGATGTTCTTCTTGACAGATTCAAACGCAGAAGTTTCTAATGTTGTATCTTTGTTCTGCTCAATCCAAGTCCTCGTTGTTGCAGTTTTTGGGACCATCTTTGGGTAAAAGAGAGAAATAGTCTGGAAAGAAAACCAGACAAGCAAAGTTGTGGCTCCAAAAGTAGTTGTAATGAGGTGGCCCAATGAATCTGTTGCTTCTGTGTCTCTCATAGGTTTGTCAAAATACCATGGGACGGTGATTGACGCAGCTTGGTTTGGCATAATGATGACTGAACCCATCGTAGAAATTTTCTCTGGGGTTATTACGGTTTCAGTATCATAGCCATGTGCAACAGCAACAGGAACGGTGGAAACATTCATTATGTGGAGATTGAGGTCACCAGTCCAATAGCGGAACAATTTGAGGAAAGCCATATAACCAGTTTTTGTTACTGGAATTGACGTGGAGGCATTTCCTTCAGTCAGTGATATCCGCCCAGAATACTGTGATCTGGCAAACAAAGCCTGGAGCTTTGTATGTGATGCTCTGACAACTGTGACTTTCTTGACAACAGCATTCAATGACGTTGGTCTTGCATTGATCTGCCTGTCAGATTTGTCAATCTCTTCTGGAGCTTCCAGTCCAGCAGCAGCTGCTGCTTCGCTTGTATCAGAAACGGCAGCACCATCAGTCAGGTCCATTGTAGAGCCCCAGCTCATGAGCGGATCATCTTGCTCATCATCAGCACCTGTCTCATCCTTCATCTGGAAATTGAGACCACGACTGTATGGGACAAGAAGCTCGAAATCGTCACCAAGTGAGGTACTCACAATGAATCTGACGTTCGCAGCCATAGCAGGACTAACAGAAAGCCTGCTATTTACAAACACTTGGAACCTGCCAAGTGGCTGCACTGTCGAACGGACCCAAGAGTTGCACACAAAAGGCACAAGAAGTGTGGCGGTGGAATTCAGGCCAATGTCATGGACAGTGTAGAACAAGTTGTTGGCCTGTAGTTCTGTGAATTGTCCAGGGTAAGTTGAGTCATTTGTTGTAGGAGCAAAAGCCAATTTCAACCTCCCTTTGTGCAGTGTGGAATTAAAGACAGTGACATGGAAAAGAACAGAACCTCGGCAGTACTTGTAGCCATTAGCAAGGAACATCGTCAAGTTATTGAGACTATTGAAAGCAAAGTTTGCTTGGAAAATAGATGAACCTTTGGCTTTTGTGTTTTCCCACAATGTTGTTACATCGTCAGTCTGCAATGCAATAGCAGGAAGTGGGACACGTGCAAGTTGAAGTATGTCCCTAACGGCGCACCTTGCTCCTGCAGTAGTAGAATCGACAGCAGCAGATTCATTGCAGAGAGCAACGGGTTGTGATCTTCTGGTATAAAGCCCGGTTGCCAAATTCATGTTCCCTACACCCTCCGCCATATCATACTTGGCTCGAAGAGGGCCTTGTGGGCGGGGGCATTGCAGGTCAAGCTCGTTCATAGCACCATACAAAACGACAGTTATGTCGTTTGGTGTGCTGACTGGAACAATGAGCTTCGACCAAACCCAAATGTAAAGTGAACCCAAATCATCCGTGTCGGTGTTTGCATAGTTCTGAAAATTTGTGTAGGGGACATGAAGTTTTGCAGTGGTATTTGTGCCAATGTTCAAAACTTCAGAACACAGCAGTGGGGCGCTACGAAAGCAACCTTTTGTAAGGTCAACTCCTTTTGGTACATATCCAATTAAGACCCCACCTGAACAGCCTGTCGCAGCATTGACTTGTAGTTCAAAGTCAAAAGCAGTCCTTATGGAGGCAAAGTACCTAGTTTGGCCTCTGGCTGGGAAAGCAGTGGTTGGGTAGAAATCTTTTGGCAAATCAACTTTCATGAGTGCATGGCCTTCAATATGTGTATCGACCCAGCTTTCACTTTTAATCTCAACAAGTTTGGTGGGATTAATGAAAGCGGTAGTTGGCTTAGTTGCTTGGGACCAAAACTTGTCATGTGTTTCTTTTGGGGGAAAGAAGCCATGTTTAAGTTTGGATGTGGCCTGTGTGGAGCTAGAAGCATTAACAGAAACGGTTCCTCCATTTCTATCAGATGCATTAGCTGCTTGCTCAGTGCCAGCATCAGCCAAAAGGGCAGTGACGGGTTTAACAATGTCAGAAATGATGCTCAAACTCGATGTATCTTTAGTTGTAGCCATTGTTAAAGTTTGGGTTTAAATTTGCAGTGGGTTGTAGCATATCTCGTCCTCGTGCATAAGAGTGCACTCGTACAGGGCACCGAAAATTGGATCCTGTGCAGAATGTATCAGACCTAAAGAAGGTTACCTTACATCCATCAGAGATAGCGGCTATCAGGCCCCATATGTGTTACAACTTTCTACGTACTAATAGACACCTTAGATTATACAATAAGATTCTAACTGACCAAAGGAACATGTTACCATGTTTGATCCTGAGGCAGAGCTCAAACCATTCATATAAAATGTATGTAGACAGCAGAGGTAGTAGCTCATAAAACAGTATGGGTTACCGATGCTTATGTGAGTCAAGCAATCAAATACTTGGGTACATATAGGGTAAACAAAATAAACGATTATAGACAGACAAATGTTGTAGTTTAACACCATACAACAGGGTGTCAAAGAGAGTGTGTGCGTAAACATGGAAGCGAAAAGCTTTCCATGTG